GTTCTTTTCTTTGACGAATAAGGTGTCTAATTCTTTTTTGAGCACCTTCAGTTTCAATACCTTTTAATTCTTCAGGAGTTTCTTCCTGTTTAACTTCTGGTTGTTTTGTTTTCTCTTCTGCTTGAGTAGGCGAAGCAACTTCAACTTTTTCATTTTCTTCACCTTCTACTTCATACTCTACTTTATTTTCTTCTGATGTTTCTGGAACGTCTACTTCATTCCATTCTTCTTTTTGTTCTGTTGCCATTTTTAACTCCGTTGTTTACGAGACAATCGTTATTACGTTTTTGTTATTATACTATATGTACTGTAGGTTATACAAGTTTTAACTTGATAATTTTGTTAAATTAAAAGTCAAATCTAAATCTCTAGGATCTTCAACCTTCATCATAATTTGATCATCAAATAATAAAATTAACCGTACTCCTTTATAGTATAGCTTTGTACCTGCATGTTTACCATAACAAACATAATCTCCTTCTTTACACCAAGCTCCACTAGGAAACTTATCAACATCTTTATAAGCTAAATCACCAACAGCTAAAACTTTTCCAACTGTTGTTAAATAAGCCATATCTTCTTTTGTTGAGTTAGGTAAAAGAATACCACCTTTTGTTTCTGACTTAACAGAAACTGGTCGTATTAAAAGATTAAATCCTGGTAATTCAGGTAATACTTTAGGATCAACTTTCTCTTCTGCATCTGTAACCCACAGATCGTTTTTCAAAGCTCCTCCCATTTGTGCTTGTTGCATTAATCATCTTCCTTATTTATTTTTTCGTGTAAGTCTAATATTTGTTGTTTAGCCCATTCGATTCCTTGAATAGAACCAACTACTTGTTTATAATGAGAAAAGTCTTCTACTTGTCCAGTACCTAAATTTTCTTTTAGTCTTTGAATTTCCTCATTATAAAATCTTATAAGTTCGTCAAACATAAATTAAATTTCTGCACAAGCATAACAATTAATTTCAAGTCCTACAGATACTTCTTTAATAATAGGTTGTTTCCACATAATTATTCTCCTTAAATATATAGTGTGCTTTTACGAGTTGATTTAATTGGTTCTGGATATTTATAAGTATCTTCAGGATATTGATTTACCACTCCTCTATGTGGCATCTCACCTACAGATCCATCACCAACAGGTTTTGAAGTCCAGTCTCCATAATCTTTACCAAAGTTATTTTGATGTTTTGGTTGATTATTTTTCATCATTAGTCTCCTCCTTTCTCTGCTTTTAAGGCAGCATCTGTTACTAATTTAGCAGTTGTTAATTCTCTATCTCTAGAGTCTTTATCTTCCATCTTAGCAATTTCAGTTAAAAGTTTTAAAGCTGTTTCACCTTCTTTAGATTCAATCTTTGATTCTTCAATAGCAACTTTCGTTAATAGTTCTAAAGATTTCATTTGTTGTTTACTAATTCTATCAGCTTGAGTTTTTTGTTCTTTCATTACATTAGAAACTTTTTTATCAGCAGCTTCTAATAATAATTCATTTTCTTTTAAATCTAATTCTTTTGTTTCTAAAGCCATCTTAGCATTGTTAAGAGCAGCATCTACTTTTAATTTTTCTGCTTCAAGTTGTACTTTAGCTTGTTCTAAAGAAACTAATTGTTGTTCAGGTGATTGTACTTGACCTGCAGCCATATTAGCATTTAATACTTGTTGTGCTGCATTAGACATAATTATTTCAATAGCTTCTGGAGTTTGTTGTCCAGGAGGAAGTTGTTCTAAACCAACTCTAGTTAAACCATTCATTTGTTCTTGATACAACATCATAGAATGTTCTTGTATATTAGCTTGTAGTACTGGAGCTACTTTTGCCATAATAGGACTAGCTCCATTTCTAGGATCTTGTAGATAAGCTGTTTTAACTTTAATATGTGCTTCATGGTTTTGACCAGGAAAAGCTTTTATTGGTATTCCTTTAACAACAGCCATAATATCTGTAACAGGATCTAAAGGTTTTGTATCTGGTTTTGGTGGTAATATTTCTTCAAGGTTTGGCATATTAGCAGCATGAAGAATAGTTCTATTTAAAGCTTCAATATTAAACATACCAGGAGGTGATTGTTGTGCCATTTGTAATGCCATATTTGCTAACATCATTCTATGAGCATTACTTGGAATGTTTGGATCACTTACTGGAATTACATCTATAGTACCATCAAAGTCTTTTTTAAATACAGACTCACTTACATTTGGAACTTCATATGGATATTGGTTTGGTAAATATTCATAGTCTATTCTAGCAAGAATTTTAAATTCATCTCTTTGAGATTTATGTAATCTTTTATGAACACCTGAAAAGAATTTACTTGAAGCTTCTAATAAAGCCATTGTTGTTCCAACAGGACCATAAGATGCTGCATCAGAAACTATTTGTTCTGTACTGTCAGCAAACTTTTGTCCTGCTTCTGTAACAAATTGAAGCATCTGATATAAAGTATTTGACGGTTCTTTATATGGAAGAGGAACTATCGCTTTAGAAAGATCTATACCAGTTGCTTCAATCTCTTTAAATTCTCCAGGAGCTATTGGATCATTATCTCCAACTATTCTTACTCCTTTAGCTTTAAATCCACCAGGTAAATTAGCAAACTGTCCTGCATCTATTAATGATCTCATAGCTGCTGTAGCACTCATAGTTAAGTTACCTAAGAAATGCATAAGTCCTAAACCATAAAAACCAAATCCAGGTACAAATTTATAATGTACAAAGTGACTTCTTTTTTGTTTGGTGTCATCATCAGGAGAATAATTTCTACGTATACTTAATACACTTCCTGATTGTTCTTCTACTGTAATAATATATGGATGAGCTTCATCATCATCAGCCATAGAATCTTTTATATTTAAATGTGCATGTTGTTCTAATAAAACATATTGAGAATCATTATCTCCTGCTGGTGCTATTCCTAATATAGTATCTACTTTTTCAGCAAAACTTGTTATTGGAGTTGATGAAGGTTCTGCCATTTCAGCATCTACATAAATTTCTGAAGCTATATCTTTTTGTAAGTCTACTGCATTTTTATAAATAACATGAGTATATCTATCAGCATTTCTTAAATTTGTTGCATAGTATGAAACATAGAATTGATCAATAGGAACAAATTCAGAGCAAGGTCTTTTTAATGTTGCATCATAATAAACTTTTTTAAATGCTGATCCTATTAATGGTAAATGAAATAACATTCTTTCAAACTCATCAAAGTATTCAGGCATCTGTTCTGTTACTTGATAGTTCATAAAGTTTTGTACACGATTAGCTTGTTGTTCTTTTTCAGGAGTTACATCTCCAAGTATTTGAGATTTAACAGGACCTCCTGGAGGAAATAATTCTTGAGATGCTTTAGCTTGGAATTTTACAGCAGACTCTATTAATAATGGATGTACTGCTGTACATGCACCTTCAAATGGTTCTGATGTTTCTTGTATTTTTAATCCTAATAAATCAAATCCTTTTTCAAACATAGATTCCCATTCAGCACGAGATTCTTTATCAGCTTGAAACTTTTCTCTAACATCATGTGAAATTTCTGCTAAGTCTTCTTCATCTAAATCTTCAACTAAGTTAGCATAGAACTCTGCAGTTTCTGGTTCAGGATTCATTTCAACAGACATAGATGAGAAATCTACAATAACTCCTCCATCTTCTACTGGTTCAAACGATACACTTTGTTCTTGAATTTCATCTGCATCTTTTTTATTTGTTAGTTCAATAACATTAGTTACTTCTTCTGGTATTTGTTCAAATGGATTTTTTTCTGTTGCCATTATATTGCCCTCTGTAAATTATAGCTTTTATAAGGATCTCTATTAACAGGACCTATATCAACTTTCATTTCTGTATCAGCCATTTGTTCGGCTGCTTGTCTACGTTGTTGTTTTAATAATTCTTCTTGATTAACATCACCTGATAACATTAAAGGTATACCTCTTATTGCTTTACCAACAAATCGTAAATCGTCTTTAATATTTCTAATAGGTTTTTCTTT